GTTGATTAGTTGTTGCAACCCCAGCGACGCCGGGCAGCTTTCCCGCGTTCACCAGTCCAACTCTTACTACGAGCGCAAAAAGACTTCTTGCGTGCAGCCTCTTTTTTGTTCTTAGGTTTGCCAGTGACAGGTGGCTTCAAGTTTGAACCCGTTTCTCGATTATATTTAGCTCTACCTTTTGCAGTTAGTCCGGCACCTTTACTTGCCGGAAGTTTTTCACCACGACCAACGCTAAGATTTGGCCCTTTTTTGCGTTTTTTCTTTTCAGCCATTTTTCTTTTTGGTAGATTTACGGCGCTTATGCTGATAGCTTATCTTCTTTGAGCCGGTTTTCTCGCGTTTAAACCGGGCTTTTTCGGCAGGCGACATCTCCTTAGTCGTCTTTGGCGTCTTGTCAGACACCCGTTTTGACGGTCGGCACGCCGGATAGTCCCGCTTCTCCCCCTTGGAGCGGCCACAAGGCTTCCCGGTCTTTATATCGACCCATTTCTCGTCAAACCATCTGCCCAAGCCGCCACGGCCCTTACTTGGCTTTTTTGGTTTTGCGGGTTTTCGTGGTTTTTTTCGTTCCGCCACTGGTTGCTTTCCGATAAGTGCCACCACGCTTCTTATATTCGCGCACCAGCCACGCATTTGCATACGCGCTCGGATAAACCG